CTCAAGAAGATGGGGCTTTCCGGTGCTGGATCCGGCACAAGCGTCGGGACCGGCAACGTTTCTCTCAAGAAGATGTCTGTCTCGGGGATCAGTTCCGGCATTGCGGTAGTAACTGCTGCTGTGAGTCTGAAGAAGATGGGCATCTCCGGTTCGGGTTCTGGCATAACTGTCGCGCTCGCGGCTGTGAACCTGAAGAAGATGGGCGTTGCCGGTTCCGGCTCAGTCCTGGTCACTGTGTCGGGCAATGTGAGCCTGAAGAAGATGAAACTCTTCGGCTCGGGAGAGAAGTACATCTTCGCCGACGGTTACATACGTCTCAAGAAGATGGGCGTTTCAGGCACCGGTACCGGAGCATCCGCTGGTTCCGGAACGGTAAGCCTGAAGAAGATGGGGATCGCCGGGATCGGCGGCACGCAAACTGCTGTCTTCGCTTCCGTTTCCATGAAGAAGATGGGCATCGCTGCTGCCGGCGCTGGACAGGCTATCGCGTCCTCCGCTGTCAAGCTGAAGAAGATGTCCGTCTTCGGTTCCGGCGAGAAGCTCATCTTTGCCAGTGTGACTATCTCTCTCAAGAAGATGCGCATCTCTGGGATCGGCGGTACGCAAACTGCCGGCTTTGGTGCCATCAGCATGAAGAAGATGGGCGTAGCTGGATCTGGTGCCGGACGTTCCGACGTCACCGGCAGTGTCGGCATGAAGAAGATGTCGATCTACGGATCCGCCCAGAAGGTCAACTATGTCCAGAGTGCGGTGAGCCTCAAGAAGATGGGGATTGCCGGCTCCGGTACCGGAAGAGCCGTCGCAACAGGTGCAGTCCGCCTGCACAAGATGACAATCCTCGGTGCTGGCCAGGACATGGCCGTGATCGCTGGCAATGTCCGTCTGAAGAAGATGCAAGTCACTAGTTCCGGTGAAGGATTCTCCGACGCCGTGATCACTGTGTCTACAGTCAAAATGGCTATACGCGGAAGAGGAGGAGAGGTCATCGTGCCTGTCCATCCCCGCGACAAGCTGTTCATCTTCTCTCCACTGTAACAAGCTTCGCCGCCGTTCCCGCTGCGGTGACGATAGGTCCCCTTCGGGGGACGAATCCATTCCACAAGGAGGTGGAACTACTCCCTTACGAGCAAGACCGTTCTTCATTCTAGTGGGAAGTACGCAATCAACAAGGAGTACAAAGAAAGTGAAGAAGATCCTACTCGCAACCGCAGCGGCAATGACCATGGGTCTGTCGATCGCTACGGCTGCGACGGCATCCGCTGGTGTGACGCCGTCGCCGTCCGGCGGAACGAACCACACGTGTGAGGCGGTGCCGATCGACGGCTCGTCGCCCACGGTCAACCCGCAGTTCGGGCGCAACTGCGACCCGCGGCCGGTGCCGGTGCAGCAGAACTGCGCTCGGCAGATCCGGATCGTTCCGCGGGACGTGCCTTCGTCCGAGCCGACGTACGCGCTCTCGGCGAAGATCACGCACCTCGGCAACCATCCCGCGCCGCAGCCCACCCCCACCGTCAACCCGCAGGCGCGCTGCCGGCCGGAGCACTTCGACATCGCTCAGGCGTGGACTGGTCCGCGTCTCGGTGTCGTCATCGCCAACTACGCTCAGGCGATCGGCCCGGTCAACGGCGTCGGCACTGACACGCAGCTGTCCAACACGCTCGACCGGCTCAACCTGGGCAGCGGGCGGGTGTTCCTCCAGCACACCGGGATCGCTAACCCGATCGTCAACACCGGTAACTGCACCGCGAGCCTGCTCCAGTTCGGCCTGTGGCGCTTCAACGGCGGCACCGGCCTGAACTTGCACGCGGTCGGCAACGGCACCTACCGGCTGGCTCTGCTGGCGCACTTCCCGAACAACCGCAGCGGCGTGTGCTCGCTGTCGAGCATCAGCGGGAACCCGCTGCTGTCGCACCGGGTCAGCCCGGACTTCCTGTCCGTCGGCGTCCACGGTGATGGCCTGGCGCGCAGGTAGCAGCCCTGGCATTACCTGAGTAGTTGAGAATCCTCCGGGGGCGCTGTCCTCACCGATCGATGTGGCGTCTGTGTCGTCAAGTTCAGGCAAGCCATCGCAGTCGAGGCGGCGCTCCCGGAGGTCATATTTCTTCATCCCGAGAGGAGCGTTGGTGACTACTCCTACTATTGAAGAGCGCAACACGGAGGTCGATGCGTTCCTCGCTCACTTCGGCGTCAGGGGGATGCACTGGGGCCAGCGGCATTCCAAGAAGCAGCTAGAGGAAAAGGCCGCCACGCATGAGGCGATCGTGAAGGCTCATGTCCTGGCTGCTGCGCATACCCAGAAGGAACATGAACAGCTGAACACGAAGGGCGTGCACTCAGCCCCGTTCAAGCGCGTTTACGGCGAGAACGCGTCTCAGATGAACGACTGGCAGTTCTACGCCCGGTATGGCGGAAGCAAAGCCGAAGCCCTGGGAGAGACGAGCAACAATCTTCGCCGGCTCCATAACCAGCACATCAGGTCGGCGAACCGTCATGCGGCTAAGGCGGCCACTCTTCGAGCTCACGCGGCCAAGGTCCAGCATGACGATCTCGGAGAGTTCCTGGCCCATTATGGTGTCCTCGGGATGAAATGGGGAGTTCGTAGGAGACATCCGAATTCCTCCGCTGGATCGACCCGACCGCCTTCCTCAGTCGCCGGCCCGCACAACCATCCTTCACTCACGGCTCCCAGGCCTCATGTTTCTCCGGAGGCAGGTCGAGCCGCAGAACTTCACTCCCTCGCCAGGAGCCACGGGAGTCACAACCTGTCAAACGCAGAACTCAAAGACCTTGTGGCCCGCCTGAACCTGGAGGACCAGTACGGCCGGCTCGACAAGAAGAAAGTTTCCACCGGCAAGAAGGTCGCTATCGGGCTTCTCATTGCCACTGGTGCAGTCGCCGGCGGTATCGCCAAGCAGACGGCGACATCCTTCGGGTCGAAGTACGCGACCAAGGGCGTCGAAGAACTGATCAAGATGGCGGCGAAGAAATGATGCCAAAAATGGCCGCGCCTCAGCCAGGCGACTTCATCCTGACCAACATCGCCGGCCGGGGCGGCAGGACCATCGCGCTCATGCAGTTTCTCAACGGAACCGGCTTCAGTAAGTACGAGCACGCCGCTCTCTGTACTGGCGAAGGCCGCGTTATCGAGATGACCGGTGGAGGCATCCACGAGGATAGTCTCGACAAGTATCGGAACATTCCGCATCGCCTGTCGACAAGTCTGATCGACCTGACCGACAAGGAGCGTTCCGAGATCGTGCTGGCCGGTAGACAATATTTGGCTGCAAAGATCGGGTATTCGTGGGCAGATTACGGCGCCCTTGTCCTGCGCCGTTTTCATATCCCGGCTCCGCATCTCAAGGCTTACATAGAATCTACCGGCCACATGATCTGTTCTCAGCTCGTCGCCGCCTGCTATCGCGATGGCGGTCATCCGCTCTATGATCACTGGACTGGTTACGTCACTCCAGGAGATCTCGATCAGCTGCTAGACACAGCGTAAGGAGAAGCCATGCCCCCGAACAAGCCCCCGTCGCCCCCGGCGGAGAAGGACCCGTTGGAATTCGCCGCCAAGGTATCCAAGTGGCTGGACGATGTCTCGGCGAAGATCGCCGAGTTCAAGGAGGAGCTGGGCACGCCTGCTCTCGCGATCGACGCTGATCTCCTGAGCGACCTCCGGCAGATGGCCCGGATAGTCGACGGGACCCGAGGGGATCTGAGAGCTCAGCTCCCCGCGGAGTAACGTTCGTCGTCAAGAAGGGTCGACATGGGTCTTTCGAACACGGCTACGCCGATCTATTACGGCGCCTTCCGTGCTGCTGTTCTCCGAGGCGAGATACCGGTTAACCGGGAAATCTCGATGGAGATGAACCGCATCGACGCGCTCATCCTCGACCGTAACTTCTACTATGACGATGGCGCGATCGAAGGGTTTGTCAAGTACTGCGAGAACGAGCTAACGCTGACGGATGGTAGCGACTTCCATCTGCTGCCAAGCTTCAAGTTGTGGGCCGAGGCGCTCCTTGCTTGGTTTTACTTCATCGAGCGGAGCGTCTACGTCCCTAATCCTGATGGTCACGGCGGTAAGTACGTCCGTAAGATCATCAAGAAGCGGCTGGTCAACAAGCAGTACATAATCTGTGCTCGCGGGTCGGCGAAATCGATGTACGATGAGTGCATCCAGAGTTACTTCCTCAACGTGGATGTCTCTACGACACATCAGATCACAACCGCACCGACGATGAAGCAAGCCGAAGAGGTGATGTCTCCGCTCCGGACGGCTATCACCAGGGCAAGAGGACCGCTCTTTGAGTTCCTAACCGAAGGCTCACTTCAGAACACCACAGGTTCCAGGGCTAACAGAGTCAAGCTGGCATCGACCAAGAAGGGGATCGAGAATTTCCTCACGGGATCGCTACTTGAGATCCGGCCGATGTCGGTGGCCAAACTACAGGGGCTTCGACCAAAGGTGTCGACGGTTGACGAGTGGCTGTCGACTGACATCCGTGAGGACGTCATCGGTGCTCTGGAACAAGGAGCATCGAAGCTTCCGGACTATCTCATTGTCGCTACGAGCTCCGAGGGTACCGTCCGTAACGGCAGCGGCGACACAATCAAAATGGAGCTGCAAGACATCCTCCGAGGGGACTATCCCAATCCTCATGTCTCGATCTGGCATTACAAACTGGACGAGATCGAGGAAGTCGCCGATCCAGCTATGTGGCCGAAGGCCAATCCGAACATAGGACTGACGGTCAGCTATGAAACTTATCAGCTGGATGTCGAGAGAGCCGAGAAAGCGCCGTCTACTCGTAATGATATTCTGGCGAAGCGGTTCGGGATTCCGATGGAGGGTTACACGTATTTCTTCACGTACGAGGAAACCCTTCCGCATCGTACTCACGAGTTCTGGCGGATGCCTTGTGCTATGGGCGCCGACCTCTCTCAAGGAGACGACTTCTGTGCGTTTACGTTCCTCTTCCCGATGTCGAACGGAGCGTTCGGAGTCAAGACCAGGAGCTACATCTCAAACTTGACGATGATGAAGCTTCCCGGAGCTATGCGGCAGAAGTACGACGAGTTCATTACTGAAGGCAGCCTTCATGTCCTTGAGGGCGCAATCCTCGACATGATGGAGGTCTATGACGATCTTGATCGGTTCATCCTGGCCAACGAATACGACGTCCGGGCGTTCGGGTTCGACCCGTACAATGCCAAGGAATTCGTGCTTCGCTGGGAATCCGAGAACGGGCCGTTCGGTATCGAGAAGGTCATTCAAGGAGCCAGAACCGAGTCGGTTCCTCTAGGCGAACTTAAGACGCTATCTGAAGAGCGGATGCTCATCTTCGACCAGGCACTCATGACCTTTGCAATGGGGAATGCGATCACCATCGAGGATACGAATGGCAACCGTAAGCTTCTGAAGAAGCGTCACCAGGAGAAGATCGACAACGTCTCGGCCATGATGGATGCGTTCGTGGCGTACAAACTCAACAAGGATTCCTTCGAGTAGGAAGGGAGGACATGGCCAGATCTAAAAGGAAGTTCAGAGAGAGCCTGAGGCACGCCTGGAACGTGTTCTGGTACGAAGAGACGCATTGGCAGGATCGGCCAGCAGAGGACCTAGGCGCTTCATATTCTTGGCGCCCCGATCGCGTTCGCTACAGGTACGCGGGCGAGAAGACGATCATTTCCTCGGTTTACACCCGCCTCGCGATCGACGTGACCTCCGTTCCTATATTTCATGCTCGTCTGGATGACAACGGTCAGTACCAGGAGGAGATCGACAGCGGGATCAACGAATGCTTGACGGTGGAAGCCAACGTCGATCAGGCAGCGACTGCGTTCCGCCAAGACATCGTTCAGTCGCTCTTCGACTGGGGTGTCGTCGCGATCCTTCCCGTTGAGACAACGTTGAATCCGCTGGTGACTGGCGGGTACGACGTTACCAACATGCGTGTCGGGAGAATCACGGCCTGGTATCCGAAACACGTGAAGGTTCAGGCGTACGATGAGCGGAAGGGGCTCCAGGAAGAGGTCACGGTCCCCAAGGCGATGTGCGCCATCATCGAGAATCCTCTCTACACGGTGATGAACGAGCCAAGCTCGACTC